AAGAGTGCTTGTCTTGATATTACTGTTCGCAATACATCAGCTGTTGGCGAGTTTGTCGATAGTGATTGTACTTTGGAAGTGGATTTCTATGAAATTACATGTTCTAAGAAATTTATTAAAAACAATTCTCCTGCTATTGGTAATTACATCAAGTGGAATAATTTATTTCGCGCAATTGAAGGTATTGAAAATAATGAAACTAAAACTATTGCAGCACCTGTTGGTCTTGGTGCTGTCGGTATTAAGATTGATCAAAGAGGTATTACACCTTTTGATTTGCCTCATGCGATATCTACCTTGGGTATGAAAATAATGAAGAAAACTAAAATGTTTATTCAACCTGGAAAAACTTCTACCTATCAGGTTCGTGATCCTAAACGCCATGTATTAACTCGACGAACCATGGAATTTGGTGGCGGAGCTAATCGACCTGGATTAACGAAGCATCTACTTATCGTTGGTAAAGCTGTACCTGGTATTGACATTGGTACCGGTGTCGGTCAGACCATTCCTCGTATGCTTATTGGCATTACAAGAAAATATTTATATAAGATAGAAGGTATAAATGATACTCGTGATTTATATGTTGCTAATACGTAAAATCTAGTTTTAAGAACTCATCCATACTTTGGAAATGTTGAGTTTCGCCCAATTTAGGCATGAATAAAATAGAATCTATTCTTCTGTAAAGAGCTTTGTGATAAACATTCTTATACCATTGACTTGGATTAAGGTTAGAAGTAATGATAACAGTATCAGCACTACATTGTACTTGTCCTCCTTTTGTCTCCAATAACAAGGGATAGCGATCGCAAAGACGCAATAATAAATCGTAAGGTAACCAACCATAAAATTCATCAAGGATAACCACTTTTTGCCCTGCATATCCATCCCACCATATACTTCTTTGTTTCCAGTATGCGTGAGGATACTGGTCCCTAGCGAACTTTGATTTCCCAGTTCCGGAAGGTCCCACTACAACAACTAATTTGGTAAAACTATCTCGTGGAGGGGTTTTAAGGCGTCTGTATTCTCGAAATGCTTTGTAATGTCTTACCCACTTATCGAAGTGTTCATCAGCTAGTTGCTCTTCAGAAAATGAGGGCTCGTTCAACAAACTCTTGATTTCTTGAAGCGCGGTGCCGTTGCCACCTCCAGTAGTTTTGATTACTTGTAAATAATCTGCTAATTCTAAACCTCGATGGTGATACAAGAACGGGCCGGATTCTCGGCTCTCTTCTTTGGTTACGTATTGGACGGCTTGGAGTCGTGTACCCTTTCTCACTTCTAAATGTGCTGTAGGAAACATCTTTTTTAGAGCTGCCAAGCGACATGGAGCGTGGAGTTCTAGATACCCTTGTAGATGAATCGTCCCCGACTCTCCCTTCTCTAATTGATAGAGAAAAATCCGCACTCTTGCATCTAACTTTGAGTGGTCTAACGAACATAGTTGATTGTTGATTGTGATACACCAATTTCTACTTGTCATGGCAAATTCGGAAATGCCACAAAAGTCTGGACAGTATTACCCAGACTTTTGTAACACGTGACACCCCATGTCTCATTCTTTACAAGCCTCACTTTTTCCTCTTCCTATTGGTCACTTCCAAAATGGCATTAGCCAATTATAATCAAGGACTACGAATACCAATTGGTGCTGTAACCAGATTCGCTGACCGTATTCAGCCATACGTAACTTCAGGTGTTCGCTCTCTTTTCAAGCGTGGATACGACGCAATGCGTACTCGTTCTGGGCGAAGCTACAATGCAAGAAGAAACGTTCGTCCCCGTCGTTTTCGTCAACGGACTCAAGCAGCTCCGATTAGTGGTCGCATGAACCGTGGTTTAGGTGTGACTACTGAACATGACCGTCAGCAAATATATGTAAAGGGTCGTATGAACCCTAGGAAACGTAAACAATTTCGTAAGTTTGCTAACAAAGTAAATGCAGTATCGGAAAAAGAACTTGGTAGCCGTACTATTGTATTTAACAAATCGGTAACGTTTGAGAATAATCAACCCGCTGGTCAGATTATGGGCCATGTTAGTCTTTATGGACAGGAATCCACAGATAGTCATCATAATGATCTTATTAATATTTCCAGTATCGAAAATGAAAATGATCCTACATCTGCGTTAGGTGCAAATGTAGATTTAACTACTAAAACATTTCTTAAGAGTGCTTGTCTTGATATTACTGTTCGCAATACATCAGCTGTTGGCGAGTTTGTCGATAGTGATTGTACTTTGGAAGTGGATTTCTATGAAATTACATGTTCTAAGAAATTTATTAAAA